CATTGTATCATAGTATAAAAAATAAGTCAAATGAAATTAACGTATTACCTCCAGCAGAAGAGAGCGATGGCGCAAGAGTCGGGTATTTTAGAACTGAGCCAAACCAATTATATTATTCTATTCCTACTAATGAAAATATTTTATATTAAATTTGTTTTATTAAATTTTACAATCGTTATTTATAGCAATATCTTTTATATCTAAGTCCTTTGTATCTAAGTCTTTTAATTCATCATCTTGTTTAATAACAGTTATTTTTCCAGTTACCTTATTAAATTGTAGTAAACATTTATTATCGTTAGGTTTAACATTAATATCAATTACATTTTCTTTTTTTTGTCTGCGATTAGGAGCTCTGTGTTCATAACCACTGACTCTTTCTTTTTCAACTATTGACCAAAGTTTTTCTAGATCATGTACATTATCTTTAAACCATTGTCTATTTCTACAAACCAAAACACAGCTAACGTGTTCTAGTTTCCAAAATATAGTCTTCATATATGTATATTTAAATTCCGGATTAAATTGATAATAATCAACGCTGTGTTCTCGCCACTCAGATATATCGTCTGGATGAATAAGGTCTAATGGTTTGTATAGGTAAAATGGTTTTCCCTCTTTTGTATGAAAGTAAATAATTTGACCCTTCATTTTATTATCATTTGACAAGCACGGATTTAATATTTCTAGTCCATTTTCGTCTTCAAAATATTCATTCAATGTATCAAACATATATGAACTATAATCAGGATATTCTGTAAATTTGGTTTCTAAAAAGTCGCATTCGTCAAGACCGCAAACTTCCATTTGAAGCTGCATTTGAATCCAATATTCTTTCTTTGGAATTCCATCAATTTCTCGATTAACAATATTTTTAATTTCTAACATACGCCCATATCGTTTAGACTCTAGATCAACATTGATACCGTCTGGTGATGCTCCTAGAAACATATATGTTTCGTGCTGTATACAACCAAAATCTTCTATTTTTGTACCATACGTGTATTCATAAAATTTAACTGATAATGGTTCATATTTTTGTCCCCAGTGAAGCGTTCCGTTTGTATTTACCATGACAACATCTTTAATAGACACTTCTTTAATAGACACTTCTTTAATAGAGACTTCTTTAATATCTTCCCCATCAATATCCTCATCCCCATCAATATACAAACTCTGATTTAATGGTTGGCATTTTTCATATATTAGTTGATTTTGAGTTGCTAAATTTTCAAATGCTTTATATGCGTTTGAAGCTGTTATTAAATTATGGCGAAATTCATACCACTCTTTTGTTCTTTGAACTGGCTGAGGTTTATTTCTTAAAATATTTATTTGTTTTTTAATAAATTCGTAATCAGGTTCCTCCAAAATAATAGTATCTGGATACGACCTAGGTGGTATTTGCTCTTTGAATACATACGTTTTCGCGTGTTCTATAATTTCTTCCATTTCCTCTTCAGCATCTTCAGTATAAAATATATCGCAATCAAAATGACAATGCATTAACTCTTGAATATTTTCATCAAATGTTTCATTAAAATCTGGTTCCGAAATTAGTTTTGGATTATCCTTCATAAATTCATCCATTAGATAAATACACGTTTGATATATTTCTAATGCTTCTTCGTCGTTAAAGAATTTAGGATCTTCCTCAGGAACAATTAGGTCTGTTATATCTATTAATTCATTCGTATTTATTAATTCATTCATTTCTAATTCAGTATTTATTGATTCTGTTATTGATTCATCCATTATAGTATATAATATATAGGATTGTTTTTATATATATAATTAATTCAATTTTATATATATAATTTTAATAAAAGTATGTTAATCTTCTTCACAGTCAGAATCATCTTCTTTGATATTTTTCGCGGTTCCTTGTTTTTTCTTAGGAGCAAGTCCTCTCAAAGTTGAAACCCTCTTATCGATATTTTTTAATGTAAAATGGTTTGTTGGTTTATTGAAATGTAACGCAGGTACATCATTAATTTCACCAGTATCCTTGTTATAATTAACATCTTTAACTCTTTGTAACTTTTTTTTATCCAAACAATCTTTAAAAAATGCGATTAATTGTTGATATTCGTCTTCTGATAAATTATTAACATTTTTATAATTTTCAGCAAATAATGCCAATTTTTTAATTTTAGCAGTTTTATCCAATTTGCTCCAAGGCTCACTAGAATTTGTTATTTTTTCATTTTCAAGAAATTTATCTAAATTAGCAAGATTAGTTGATGATTTAGTTTCTGGCCACGGAACCCCGTTTAATATCATAGATTTATATTTTAATGTTTTTAATTCATTACAATCGCTTTGTAGAGCACCGGTGTTCATTATAGTATTATATGGTAAATAGATTTTAACTCCATTTTTTATATTATATTAAAACATTAATATAAAATTTAATTTCTATATTGATTTCATTATTAAATATTTTTGTTAATATAGTATAATGAGTAATATTGAAGAAGATAATATTGATCAACACAATATTGAAGAAGATGATATAAATCAAAACAATATTAAAAAAATAGTAATTATCGAGGAATCATTAAAAAATAAAAATAAAAATAAAAATAAAAATAAAAATAAAAATATTAAAAGAATAAATTGTGAAAAGGAAACAAAAATGAGAGTCGAAACAAAAACTTGGGGTCTAAATGAAGACGAATTATCATATCAAACTCAACTACATATTATCCACAATTTGTTAGATACTACATTAGAAAAAGATAAATATGTTGCAATGTTTTTAGCACATATTAAAAATAAAATATGTGGATATAAACAACAGGATATTCTTAAGAAAAAATTAAATGAACAACAACTAGTTAAATTTAAAGAAGTAATCGAACTGTTAATTAAATGTGAAATGAAATGCCATTATTGTTCCGAACAAATGTTTATTTTATATGAAAAAGTTCGCGAGAAAAAACAATGGACGCTTGATAGAATTAATAATGATATAGGGCATAATAATGGTAACTTAGTTGTCGCGTGTTTAGAATGTAATTTAAAAAGAAGAAGAACTAACAAAGATGCGTTTATGTTCACTAAAAATATGGTGATTGTTAGGGAAGGTCTAATATAAAAAATAAATTTTATAAGTACAATACAATTACAATACAAATACAATACAATTATGCTTCTTCCTCATCTTCCTCATCTTCCTCTTCATCCTCAAATATAGCAGCTAACTCTTCTTCAGGGAATTCTTCGTATTCAGCACCATTCCATCTTACATTTTTAGAGTTAAACAATTTATTCATATTAATAACTTCCGGTTTATCTTCTGATTGAAATCTAGTAAACAATGTAATTATTTGTATATCATCTCTGAAACGCGCACTGTATTCTTGTTGGATATTATTACGCCCAATTCGCCCTAATGCTTGAATAATTTTCTCTTGAGTTAATCCAAGATCTTTGCTTAAATATCCATGACAGAATTGATAGTTAGTTCCATAAATATAATCACTATCCGCAATAATTAGATATAACTTTTGTTGATCTGCTAGTTTTTTCATAATCTCTGTATAAGCAATGCTTTTATGTTCAGTGAATACTCCGATTCCTAAGAGAAGCAATATTTTCCAACTATCATCGACATCCTTGAGCAACATTATAGAAATAATAGTGTCTTCATCAACATCACTTGTAAACGCATTAGCTGTATTTAAATATTGTGTCCATTTAGATAAATGAGTCAATCTATTAGGAATAAACATATCGTCTAATGATGCGTTTTTTGCCATAGTTTTAAGTGTGGTAATTTCTTCTCGCAATTTAACCAAATTGCCATCAGATGATTTTTCAATAACTTTATTAGCGATCTTTGACTTACCCTTCCCTTCCTTTTTGCCTTGTAATTTTTTAGCTTCTTTAGAATTATCTGCGGTACTTCCACTCATTTTGGAAGCCAATTTAGTTTCTTCAAATTCCAACTCTTTTTCAATTTCATCAATTCTTATATTAAGCTGGTTGTTATATTCAATCTTCTCCATAATATCCTTCATCACGACAGCAGGAATATTTGCTTGTTGAATACAAAATTTTGCTATTTTTTGTAGATCATTGGCAAGAAAGATTGTAGGACCATCCGTCAATGTATAAGAATCTTTTGTGGTAACATAAACACCACTGCTTCCTGGTGGATCTGTATTTGTATTTGTATTTGTATTAATAATTTGAACACTAGACATTTTGCTAATTGGTTCTCCTGATTTTATAGAACTAGAGCTATTACTAGTATTCGCACTAGTCGTTCTGGTAATTGTATTTCCCTTTATGTCTATAGTATTATTATGTTTAATTCTCTTTGTTCGAGACATTTTGAAGTGATTATATACTATAGTCCAAGAACTAGGAATAATATTTTTTAACATCTTAAGATAATAAAGCTTAATGCTCTTCATATCAACATCATCAACTGACGCAAAATTTCTCTCAAATTTGGATGATCCTTTATTATGATTATTAGTTTCAACATAATGAATAAATTCAGACGCTTCTTTCAAATCAAAATACCTTAATAAAGTCAAATTTTCTTCACAGTGATGTACAACTTGTAAAACCTGATTATAATCATCGTACAAATAATGCGGCATAACAACATACCCATTATTATCAATGAGAGGGATAGTTTTACGACAATCGTGACTTACAATATTATTAATAACTGAATTGGAAAACTTTTCTTGGAAGTCAGAAACCGTGTGAGTAAGTTCGTGTAGCTTTGGTAACGTAGCAGAAGACAACACAACATTAGGAATAATATTATCTTTCCAGTTTTTTCTTATGACTTTATGTAAATCATGATTTTCATAATCCATTGTAATAGTAGGCTCGTCCCAATAAGTAATAATATCCGCAGCCTTATTGAATGAAAGCATATAATACATTGATGATAAGTAAGATCTAATATCACAAATAATGATTTCGACTTTTTCTCCAACAGTATTATCAACTTTTCTAATTTGACCGCTACGTCTGTCTTTGGTATATTCTTTTGCGGCAAAGTAATGTAATCTTACATCTTCGGCAGCAGAACATCCAAACGCAAAAGCAATTTTTTTACCAATTGAAATCGCTGATCTTGCTAAGGCTAGCCCAACGTGTCTAGCAGCACATACAAATATAATTTTGTATTTTTCAGATAATCCTAACGGAGTCAACGTTTTTCCAGTTCCTGTTGGGGCAATATAAAGAATTAATTTAGGATTTGGACTTCTTACAGCAGTATATATTTCTTTCTGATGTTCGTATAATACTAGATCACTGAATTTTAATAGATTTGAATTTTTTTCAATAAATTCAACTGAATGTTGTGTAATATATAACAAATCAATATCGGTTTCAAAATTACTGATAAATACATTGATAATTTCCTTCAAATAATTGTTTACCTTTTCAACATTGTTTTTCATTAGTTTGCTAAGAGTATAATAATAATACATCCATTTTTTATCATTTACCTTTTTTAAATTAACCATTTTTTCTAAATTTGTATAAAGAATAAACTCATATATATGCGTGTCTTCGTTTTTAATGACGTCGCTATCAAGGCGCGAAAGACGGATTTGATCGCCGCTTTTAAGACGAACAATTGAAGACACATCAATATAATGAATTTTTTCAACTGGTTTTGATGATTCTGTTTAAGGGTCTATAGCAGTAGAATTACGCTTTGTACTCGGATTAGGCCCAAACCGAATAAACGTAATTTTATTATTATGAACCATATCTTTTATTTTGTCAGCAAAGAATTTAACATACAGAAATTCTTCTATTTGAGAATTATATTCTATCTTTAAAAACGTAAAGATAGAATCCGTTTTATTAATCTTCAAATGAACATTTGAAAATCCACTTGTTATTAATTGTAAAATTTCATTTTCGGCTTTAGAAACGGG